TTGCTGTTTCAAACGAAACGTTTTTTAATTCTCTAGTTCCATTGATTAGTCTTGCAATGAGCGGCTGTGAAACACCACTTTCTTTCGCAATTCGATATCCAGAGTAATTCTCAAATAACCATACTATTTTTTCTTCATCCGCTCTTAACATAGTGCCCTCCTAAACTTCTGTATTTATTCTTCCTGTTTAATTGTCGTTCTTATTTCCCCCTGCATACAATACAATCAAAGCGACTACGATAATAATTATTATGTGTTTCATCTTGATTTCCTCTTTCTATATAGTATAATTGAGGGGAGGGAAGTTATCCTTCCCCTCTTGAAAAACGTCATATCCTTCTTTTGCGTGTTGGGTTTTGTCGTTTTTCTTTTTTTGTGGCTTTATACCACTCTCTAGCCTCTTTTGATATTGCAACCGCAATTCCAACGATCGCTACTAGAGTTGTGATTTTTTCTTCCATTCCCTCACCTCCTTACAATTATATTATATACCATTTGGTATATAATGTCAACACTTTTTTAAAAAAAAATTGAGAAAAATGCAAAAAAAATAAAGCCTACCAATTAAGGTAGGCTTGTTTTGATTATTCTTCGAAATGGATTGCGCCGTTTTCGTCTACATAGACTGCAGCGCGGTCCAACATATCACCATTTTCTTTAAAGTAGTAGAATTTATCACCAATTTTACGTACTTCCTTGGAAACCATGTCCCCATTTGATTCGTTGCAATAGTACCATTTGTCGAAATATTGAATCCATCCTGTTTTCATTTCTCCGACATCATTGAAGAAGTACCACTTGCCACCGATGTTTTGCCATCCGATAGCCATATAGCCACCTGACTTCAACCAATACCAGAATCCCTCATCATCCTTGAACCAAGTATTTTCAAGAGTATATCCGTCCTTATTGAATCGGAACCAGTTTCCATCAATCTTCTTCCAAGTATCGAATGGATATGTTCCATCTTGATTCTTGAAGTACCAACCAACAGAATCTTGAACCCATCCTTCTCGTTGAACAGGTGTGCTTGTATCAGCTCCATAAGGAAAGCGAATATATCCCACGATGCCATCATAAGACCGTGAGCTAAATCGTGCGGGTCCACCCACCTCTAAATAGTTCCAGTTCCCGTCCACGTTTTGCTCGATGGTCTTTAGTGTATAGCCATCAGAATCTTCAATGACTAAACCTGTATGACCGTAATCGATGCCATCTCCTGCCACAAAATGCTTCACAAAGATGTCCCCTGCTTTTGCAACTACGCCGGGTCCTTCATAAATAACCTCAAAGCCTTGAGCTTTCGCAGAATCGAGCAAGTTTATAGCGTTACCCCAAAGCCATTTTCCAAAATAGTGGTATGCGATGTAATTTGGTAAATCGGCACATTGAGTCCCGTATACGCCATCAGCATCCACACCTTGTCCCATCTTCGCCAATGAGACGATAAAATCAAGTACTTCTCTAACTGTTGCCATTTATATATTCCTCCTTAAATTATGGTAATATTACCGGCCACGCTTCGCTTGTGAGATACGAAATCGAACTCACACGAATGTCGCCAATATCACGGTCTGTCGGTACAGGGTCAGTAAATTGAAAACGTAACATATTACTGTCTCCATAACCTCCCAAGTACCAAGTGCCATAGGGTGTCCCCTTGTCGTTGTAAATCCCACCAATAAGGCTAGATTCTGAACGGAATCCGACAGGAACACCGCCAAGCCCTAGAATGTAGCAATTTCGTTCTTTATCACTCCCTTGAGCCTCGTATCCTACGCCACCTCTACGAATGACACCGAACCAACCCCAAGAAAGCCCACCAAATTGGTAAGTAACTACATCATTTTTTCGTCTAACTTTTAAATACGAGTTGCCAAGTTTAGATTTAATATTCAACGTTCTCCAACCTGTGTCGCCTGTGAGAACCTCCCAACCTTGATTTCCGTTTCCTTGTCTCTTTATCCACTTGAGAGCTCCACTTGTTACAGCTGTATCGACATACGTTGTCCCAACAGGAGCGGTTACCTTTCCATTTGGCATTCCTGTTCCATGGATTTCATACTGGCTCACTTGCCCTGGCGTTCCACTAGAAGCTGCTGCAGCGGTCGGAAGTGTAATGCTTCCACCACCATCGGACAATGTAACCACATTACCAGCGATGCTTAATTTTTGAGGAATACCAACGCCGTCACGACCATTCTCTCCACGAGGACCAATTGGCCCAGTTAACCCTTGAGGACCAGGAGGTCCTTGTTCACCACGTTCTCCACGAGGACCAGGCTCACCATTTTGCCCTTTTTCTCCTGGAACACCTTGTAGCCCCTGAGGTCCAATCGGGCCTTGTTCTCCGCGTTGCCCTGTTTCTCCTCTTAGGCCTTGAATTCCTTGTGGTCCTTGAGGACCAGGTTCTCCATTTGCTCCCGTGTCTCCTTTTGGACCAGGTTCTCCGCGCTCACCACGAGGCCCAGCGTCTCCTTTAGGTCCTGGAGTTAACGAGATGTTTTGTAGCTCAGATTTTGTAGCAAATACGCTTGTGTCTACTTTAGGAGTAGATTCAAGTGCTTGGAGACGTTTCAAGATTTCTGAATCGTCATATCTTGCACCTTCAACATGAATATTGCTCAATGCTTCTTGTAATTCCGATTTGGTTACAATTTCAGTGATTGCAACGATTCGTTTGCTATCCTTCTCAATTACTGGCAATTCTTTATGTTTATCAATTTCAGATACACGAACACCAAATGAAAATTTGCAAACATCAGCAGATTGTACCACTTTTTCGATGTATACATATCCAGTTACTGTCTCATCAACAGTAATTAAGCTAGTATCAAACGGCACTTCTACTACATTGCCTTTGACGTTTCCAATTACTTCCAGGAATCTATTGGAACGTTGGAAATGAAATAACACAACTATTTTCTTTAAGTCAGTTCTGTCCATTGTTAATTCAATTACTGCACTATTAGTATCGTGAGAATAGAATTCGTCCTGGATGCGATTCATGTTATTTCGAATCTTAGTAGTCAGACTGACATCCCTTTTGATTTTTTTCATAATTCCTCCAATGAAAAAGGCAGCCACTACTGTAGCTGCCTAGTAATTTTATTGATTGTTCGGACGGTCGTAAGTCATTGCACGAGTGCTATCACTTACTCCGCTTGTTGTTGGATCGTTAACAACACCCACGATTACGAAAACTGCGAATAACGCGTTGATAAACACTAATAATTTATCAATTGTTTCGCCTAATTCCAGACGGATATTAAAAACAGCCAAGAACGTTTGAAGTAATAACGCTAAAGCTGGGACTAAGGTAATCCAAAATGTTTTGTTTAAAATACGTACTCTCCAATTAATCATCATATTTTTCTACCTCTTTCTCAATTAATTTTTTAATTTTGCTTTCTTGATTTTTCCTCATTTGATTAATGTACGGCCTCATGGATTCTGGAAATGGCAATCCAAGTGCTTCCCAATTTTCCATTAGTGAGCCAATATAACTAATGATGAAGAATAAACAGGCTGTAATGCCAATTTCTCTATGTCCTAGAGTGCGTGCGTACAGCGCTATAACCATCACTACAGCAACTACTAAGAAATGTCGTAGCAAGCCATTAGTACTTGTCTTACTATCAAATTTCTTTAATTTAAAGGCTTTGATGTATCCTGATACAACATCGAAAAATACTAACCAAAGCAGAATCTGAATATAAGGACTCTTAAATAAAGATTGAAGATGATCATTTAAAATCCTTAGTTCGATGTCGTTCGGCATTATAGCTCCATAACCTCTACGACTGTTTTGTATTTTTTGATTTCTTCACGCTTGTTTGCATTATCTTGCTCTAAGCGTTGAATGTCTTCTAAAAGATTCTGAATTTTCTGCTCATATTGTGCTTTTTCTTCATTCATACGATTAATGTCCGTCTGTTTAGAAGATACTTTAGTTTCTAAAGCAGTAATTCTATTCTTAATTTGTTCTAATTCCATAATGTTACCTCCTTAAATCTTAAAACTAACGTTATCAAACCCTAGCCAAGATGCATCGACATTGTTTTTTACAACAACACGACCATCGTTTGTGATACCTAATATTGCAGTCCCAAAACTGTCATTCATGGCAAAAACATAAAGTTGACTTTTAGGTCTATATTCCTCTGGTAGATTTAGTATCACTGTCTCTTTCGATGTTTTGCCTCCTTTAGCTGTTCCTTTGAAATGCACAATACCATCCACTGTTTTAGAATATTGCACTTCCCCATAATCTACATGATGTTGCCATCCGTTTTGCAAACTAGCGATTTTCCATCCCGTATCTACACCGGTAGTTACTATTCTAATCCAATCACTCCAACGATTTGAATCGCACCTACGCATATAGAATTGGTCTGAGTTGAATGGAACATAGAACTGAACACAATATCCATTATCTGTGCTATGAGTAATCACATTCACATAACCGTAATTATTAGTTCCTAAAGGATTATTTTGGACTCCAAAAGCATGGTATCCGCCTGCTGTTCTTAAATTGTTAAGATTACCATTGTACTTCAATGATTTTCCATCTCGTGATGTTAATACAAATTCTTGGATTGGATTTCCACGCGATAATAATCCTTCTTCCGCATTAAGCGTATTGTGCACTGCTACTGGATAGAATGATTCAAGATGCCCTTTTAATTCAGGGAATCCACCGAAGGCCCATCTCCCATCACCCATTACGGCTAATACTGAAGATGAGCGTACTGTAATTGTAGAGTCTGCTCCTTTGCTTAATTTATCCTTAACAATCAATTTCAAGTCATAGGACTTAGTTAAATCGTAGAAGGCTCCACAGTCTATTTGCCTGCTTAACCGTTCTATTTTTTGATCTGTATACGAAACAGCATCTAACCATCGATTGGCTTTCTTCTCAGAATACTGAATTTTAATTGAATAAGAATTCTTATCAACCCCGTTAATAACCACAGGGCAAACATTCGCTAATACGGTTGCTATAATAGTCTTATTAGTACCATTACCAGCACGATTAGCTAAGAATCCTAAAATTTTAGGAGCATAGTAATTAAGTACATTCACTTGAATTGATGTAGTTGCTGTTCTTCCACGCGAGTCTGTGATTTTTGCTGTAGCAGTTAATTCTCCTGTTTTGTTTGCAGGAAAATCTCCTTGTGCTGCACGTACAATTAAATTATCCAGAGCTACTTCGCTAGATACGATTGTTGAACCGTATGCACCACTTACTCCATCAATTGCCAATCTTATTACTGATTTATCTTTAATGAAGTATCCTTGAGGAATAACTTCTGATAATTCATTTGTTTGCTCTGAAGATGTGAGTGCAGCAATCGTTGGAACAATGTTTTCCGGAACTTTAATCGGTACGTTGTACTTATCTACATCAACACCAATCTTTGTATCTCCTTGAAACGTCCTTACAGACACATCTAGTGAACCTGCAGTGCTGTTTGTAATCCTATTGGCATACTCGATTGGAACTGTAATTTGAACACTTGTGTCGTGACCTTTACCAAGGTCTACCCAGTCGCTTCCGTTTACTCGCCACCATACTTGATGCCTAAAGTCTGCAACTTTCTTATCAATGTTAATTGTGATGGGTTGTCCCAATTCTGTTTCTGTTACAGATTTGATTCCACTCGATCTAGGAATGTTCGATAAATTAACAGTTCCACTAAACCAGTTGATGTTACCTTGGTCTGCGACGTTTGTTAATCTTGCCCAAATAGTAATACTCTTGGTTCCGTCTTCGTTATGAGGAATTGTCATGGTTCCACTTCCGAATGTAACCCACTGAGAATTTCTCAAATCATAACTAACGTATTTGCTGAGAGTTGATTGGCCATTGATTTCAACTTCTGCTAAAGACTCGTTGTTTAAATCAAATACCCATGTACTTGCTCTCTCCAACCAAAGTTGCCACGATATCGTGGAAGTGTTAGCTTGAATATTAGTGCTTGTTTCGTTAACTTCTAAAACCAACCTAACGTATCCGCTATTTGTTGTTTTAGATATTCTAGCCATTATTTACACCTCCTACATACGAAATTGTCGTGAACTCATTGTTGAATCGTTCGAAAATATGGTTTGCAATCGTGATTGTATTCCAGAATGTACCAGATATAATATTTAGTTGTTGCCCTGAAACATAAGCAGCAACGCGACCACTGTCGATAAATTCCATGCGCTCATTTGTAATTCTTAATTGCATTTTCTGCCCATTCTTACCAACAAGTAATCCGTCTTCTGAATAGCTGAAATATGTTGATATAGCATTAAGTAGCACTTGAGATTGTTCCATATTAAGCTCTACGGCTTTTGTCCTTTGCCCAATCCCCTCGATTTTATCAGCAGTCTCTAATAATCGTTTGTACGATTCTTCCATGTTGCTGAATCGACCAGTTAAGTCACGAATTGTATCCTCTGTGATTTCATTTTTGTTAATAATTTCCATCACAGCCGTATACTGATTGGCTTGCTCGCGAGTTCTCTCTTCAAACTCTTTATGCAGCCGTTTGATTTCTTCGTCATCTTTATTTAGTACTGGTTGCCATTTTCCGTTTGTAAAAATTTTAGGAATATCTTTGCTCGAGTCGCTAGTATCAGTCCATAAATCGCCAACAGAAGGATTTTCCGGTGGAGTAGGCCCAACAGCCTTACTAACAATGAAATCTTTAATCACGATTGAATTTCGAGCGATAATCTGATTATTTTCTAACGCTTCGCATGTAAATGTTGCTTGACGATTAACATCGTTGACTGTTATGTCTAAAATCATCGAATTACCGTGTGCAGCATTCCATGATTCATCAGTGCTTGTGTCATATTCACTAGTTCTTGTCCATTTATATGTGAATCGAGTTGACATGTCGATATCTAGCTTTGTAACAACAGGGGTTAATCTTGTAGCGATAGTACTGTTTTGAAACACAGTTCCGTTGCTTGAGTTGATAGTCATTACGAATGGCACACTTGTGAAATCAAAAAGACGTTCTTGCACTAATGTGCTTAAACGTCTAACTTTTTCATTTATAGTGTCTTCTCTTGATACGATATTAGTAATTTTGATTTCTCCATCCTCATTTGTGGATAAAGATTTTTTAATACTTGCTACTCTTCCTTCTACAATCAAAGCTGGCTCATAATTATGATCCACAATGATTACTGTATCTCCGATGTTTACTTCTCCAGGAAGCATATTGATAGGTACATCGTAAGTTACCTCTGGATGGTTCCATTGTTTCAACTTGATAACAGCTTCTGCCATCAAGGCTTGTGGAGTTTTAGCTTCACTCTCGAAACGCTTAACAATCCCTCCGCCAGCTGGTGTATAACCAGCACGTTTCCAACGTTCTACGGCATCGTAATCAATCAAGTAAATCGAATTTTTGGAAGAACGAATATTTCCTTCGTTATATTCAGCTCCAGCTAGTGTGATACCATCAGCACCAGTTGCTACAATCGTAGTCGCTAAATTCTCAATTGAGATAGTTCTTTTAACATTCGAGACTTCTCTTCCAACTTCTAATCTTACTTTCTTATCTTCACCAATTTTTCTGTGAATGTTGATTAACTTCTTAGTGATTTTTCCGTTTGCAAATTCGAAATCGTAAGATATCTCAGCATCAAACCTTCTCACTAGCTGTCTAAGTCTCTTAGTAGCAGTATCCGTACCCTGCCATTCCAATTTACGAATAGTAGTAGATGGGATTTCATTGATTCCAATCTCCCACCCCGAGTCAAAAGTAAACTCATCGATATAATGAGTGATAGGATAACTCTTATCTGCTGAATAAGGCGGAACTTGCTCACCAAGTAAGTCAAGTCCTGCATCTTCAGCATAAATCGTTTTAGAGTCTTTATCCTCTTCAATTCGCATTACTTCAAATGAACGTATCTTGCTACCATCTTTTACAATCAGATAGCAACCTACCTCTAACTTTTCTATTTCCGGATTACCGGTTTTGTCTACGGTAAAGTCATAAGTACCAATACCAGTTTCTAAATCTTGTTCAAAATAATCGTTATATGCGATTAATCCACCAGTGAGATTAAAACTAAGCTGGCATAAAATTTCGTATTTTCTATTCGTTACAGTAATCATACCCAGCACTCCTTAAACGTCGCATCTACGACTGGTATTTTATTATCATCTCCAAGGACAGCAACTTCTGTAGTTCCTACATTGATTGCAAATACCTGGCTTGCTGCATTGATGTACTTACGTTCACCGTTGATAATCAGTTTGTTTTCCGCACTATCAAACACCACTAAGTCATTAGTGTTAATCACTACAGGCCCACTCTCATAGCCATATTGAACGACTTTCCCGCTTGGATGAGCGAAAGATATCATCTTATACGGTTTTCCTGCCGTGAATTTGTAAGTAGGATACACTGGAATAGTTCCTTCATTGTTGAAAATCAACTTGTTCGATTCGCGCTTAGCTGTCTTTTCGGTTTTAGAGATAGCAAACGGATTGAAACAATGGATTTCGAATGCGCCTTGAGCGTATCTGAATGTGATTAAATTAAAATCACTAGTTCCAGAGACTGCGCCTTCGTAATACACATCAGGTTGATATCCAAACTCAAACTTGCTAATACCAGGTACTAACAATGCTCTTTGAATTGCGATTTTACTTTTTTCAATGCGATCACCAAGAATTGTGAATTGAACTTTTATAATTCTTTTCCCGAATCTACGACGAATGAAACGCTCACCGTCCACAAGAGCGTATTTTCGAGAGGTTGCACTCACTTCTGGACTAAATCCAAAATCAATGTTATTAACAATCATTAAGTCTCCAAGCTCTTGCCCATTAACTTTAAAACTAAACATTAGTCTTCTCCTCTCTTTCTACGTTCTCGTCTATCTAATCTGCTTTGTTCATTTGTCACATAAGGAGTGATTTGCTTCCCGACAACTTTTCCATCTAACTCAACTGTTGTATGCAATTCTATTTTTTGATTTGAATCTTCTGGATCATAGCGATGGTTATCTGGATTCCATGAACTCATTTGAGACGCTTGTTGTCTTGTGAGTTCAACTCCTCCAACTGTAGCGACGTTGCTATTGAAGTCTAATTCGCTGTAGAACTCGTTATTCAAGTACTTATCAACGATATTGTTAACCTCTTCTGCGATACCTTTAACCGTATCTTGAACATCACTGAATCCGTCTTTCAATCCAGAGCCAAAACCGCCCATAATAGCATTACCTGCTGGAATTAATAATTTTCTATCGTACTCGATTGGACCTTTATGGTCTCGAATCCAGTTCGCAATTCCTCCAACGAAGTCTGTAACAGCTCCCCAAGCAGCTTTCAATCCGCCAAGAAAGCCATCCATGATAGCTTGTCCAGCTCCTGCTAAGTCGATGTTCCATAATCCGTCGAATATTCCAGTAATTCCAGAAACTAAGCTAGAAACAGCGTTAGACATAGCGTCCCAAGCGGCTTGCGCTCCAGATACTAATCCATCGATAATCCCTTGCACACCAGATACTAATCCGTTCCAACCTGCAATAGCTGCACCAGAAATAGCGTCCCATAGACCGCTTAAGAATGCAGCCATTCCGTTAAATGTGGCTTGGACACCTCCGACGATTGCGCTGACTGCTCCAGAGAATATCGATTTAATACCTTCCCACATCGTTGAAATTCCATTTGAAATTCCATCCCAAATAGCGCCTAAATCCGTTCCTAATTGTCCGAAATTAAGCGTCACTAAATCAATGATGATTAAGATTGCTCCAAGGAATACTGATTTGATAACTTCCC